ACGGCACCCACGCCCAGGTCGTCTCGGCCACGTTGGCCGCACCGGTCGTGCCGCCCGTCGCGGCGATGCGTGCGCCGGCCGCCTGCTGGGCCTCGCGCTGGATGCCGCCGGCGCGAGCGAGCCCCTGCCTGTGCTGCTCCTCGATGATCTTGGCCTGCGGGGTGGCAGCGAGTTGGCCCTTGGCGTGGGCGGCGTTCAGCTTTTCCAGCTCGGCGTTGTTGCGGCGGTCCTGGTCGGTGTTCCACGCTGCCGCGGCGATCTGCGCGGTGGTCGCCGCGGCCGAGACGCCGAGGCCGATCCCGAGCTGCTTCGCGTACTGCTGGCGAAGCGCGACGTCGGGGCTGACGGCAGCGCGGTCCATCGGGGACAGCTTCTGCGGCGTGACCCCCGCCCCTGGCGCGATCGTGAACGACTGCGGCGCGTTGGGGTCCTCGTACATGATGGAGTAGGGATTCTGGGAGGGGCTGCTTGTTGCCATGGTGTCATCCTACTTCCGTCAGGGGTGCGCCACCCGATACCGCCAGGTGTCAGCCGCCGAACACGCCGCCATACCACGAGTCGAACTGGCCCCCGCCCGCGGCCCGGAGCATGGGGTCGTTGCCGCCACTCGCTGCCGCGACGGGCCTCTTGAACGCGACCGCCTCAGCCTCCTTGGCGAGCCGGTTCTGCTCGTAGGTGGCCTGCCGCGCCAGCCTGTCGCGCTTCGCCTGGGCGGCCTCAGCCTCGTTGTAGGCGTCCTTGGCGCGCTTGGCCCCGAGGAGCCCGCCCGCGACGGCCCCGGCGACGGCGCCGACGACGCCACCCACAACGGTCCCGATGGGCCCCGCCGCGGTTCCCACGGTCGCGCCGAGCGCCGCACCCTGCCCGGCACCGCTCAGCGCGCCCTGCGTGGCTCCTGCCCGTGCTGCCTCCTGTTCTTCCGTCGGCATCGCGACCTCCTACACCGGCACCAGGATACCCGTGAACGTCCCAAAGAAGGTATCCGTATCCGCCCCGGTCTTCCCCTGGAGGCGCACGATGGAGCCGGCCGGGATCGCCTCCACGCCCTCGAAGTCGAACGTGGACCACACGCCCGCCGCCACGCCCCACAGGGCGATGGTGCGCCACACGCTGCCCGTCGCCTTGACCTGGAGGCGTGCGGCACCGACCGCCGTGGTGTCGAGCATCCCGACGCGGGCCCGGTCGAGCACCAGGACGTAGCCCGTCGGCACCCGGTCCCAGGCGTGCTGGATCTCGCCGGTGAAGTCGTCGCTACTCGCCGTGAGCTTCGCCCAGGTCGTGCCCTTGTTCGCGGTCCCGAAGCTGATGACGCCTGCCTGTGCGGCGGCTGAACCCACCGAGGCGGGCCGGGCGTAGAGGATGGCGTCGTAGAGGTATGCCGAGGCGACGACGGTGGTGCCGTTCATGGACACCGTCTCCTCGACGAGGGCGCCCGTGGTCGCCTGGATGCCGCCCAGCGTGACGGTCCGCACCCCGGTCCCTGCTGCGGTGTCGGCAGCCTCGGCGCTCCACACGTAGACGGTGGCGGCGCTTGGCTGAACCACCGTGCCGTCGCCCTGGTTGGCGATGTCCTTGTAGGCGGTCCCAATGCCAGCCAGGACGCCCGTGCGCCTCACCACGAGGCGCCTGCCCGGGGAGCGCCCAGCCGCCACCGAGGCCCGGTCGAAGTCGCGCACGGCCCTGTCGCGGGTGACAGCCTGGATGGGCACGGCCACCTGGACGACGCGCACGTCGCTGGTGTCCTTGCGGCTCTGACCGTCACGCCACGTCACGATGCACCTCGGTCGCGTTGCAGCCCGTGATGGCGGGCGCTACCTTGAGGGTGAACCGAGGATACGGAGGTGTCTCGTGATTCACTACCTGCTTGTGGCGGTTGTTCTGACGGCGTGCGACGACGCGGCCGACGAGGTGGAAGTCGAGGTCGTCGAGGAGTGCCCGACGTTCGAGGCTCGGGCGAACCGGTGTCCCAACGGCGACCCGGACTGCTGCGAGGCGGCCGGATTCGATGACTGCGGGTGGGGCATGTTCCCGGTCGCAGTGAGTCACGATCCGGACAGCGACTGCCAGCGCGCCTACTGTGCGGCGTACTCGGACAACGGGGCGGGGTGCTGCTCGAGCTCCAGCTACAACGACTACTTCTACAATTGCGACTGCGTGGGGTTCCACTACGAGGGCGAGTAGGATCATCGGTACACCACGCGCACGATGATCGCACGGGCGCGGACCCAGGCGAACTTCCATAACCTGGCGGTTCCGCCGTTGTGGATCATGTAGCAAGCCACGCCGAAGGAATGACGCCCACGGGTGATGCCGGTCCAGCGTCCCTCCAAGAAGTGCCATTGGCGGTATGCGTCGTTTGTGGCCACCGTGGTGCCGGTGTTGTAGATGCGGCGCGCCCCGCCGGTCCACGCCGTAGCGGAGAAACTCTCATTGGGATCACGGAAAAGGGCGAACCTGGCTGCCTCGTTTGCGCCCGCCGCGGCAGTTCCCTCTTGCTCGTAGGCGTGAAAGCACGCCCGCACGATGACCTTGGCCGTGCTCTCAGTGGTCGACGGCTGCACGTCGACGGTGCGCCACAGGCCGGGAATGGGTGTCCAGGCGTTCTGGAGCACGTCGTCGGCGATGACAAACCCCTCGAGCCTGTCGTCCGTCACGGTGTTGTGGTTGATCTCGCATGTCTGCATCACGGCGCGTTGGGGTGTGGGGATGAAGTCGGGCCGGATGACGTTGGCGCTGCTCACGAACGGGGTGGCGTCGTAGTCGGCCGCCACGATGCCGCCATTGAGCCACGTCTCGACCTCGTCGACGCGGGACAGCAGGCCAGCAGCGGTGAGGGTGTCGCCACCTGCGTAGGCGGTGAGGGTGACGGGCATTAGCGGAGGATCCTCTCGACGTAAAACGTCACGTCCTGGATGTCGATCTGCACGGCCCCAATCGACCACGCGTAGAGTGCATACCACCGCTTATCTGTCGTGCTACCAGTGGTGTCGCGGGTGCTCATTCCGCCGCTAAACCATTTGTCGTCAATGCCCGCGTAGGTGCGCTGCGTCTGGTCCAACTGCGCAAACACCCCAATGCCGACCGCTCCGTCGTCGGAGTACCACAGCGAGAACTCGTGGTCATCGGCGCACTTATGTTCAAACACGCAGCGGACGATCGTTTCGTAATCCGCGTCGTCGCCAATGAAGAAGAATCCGATCTCGATATTGACGCCGCCGATTTGTACCGGGACCGGAAACGCTGACACCACGGTACCGGCTGCATCGTCGGCGTAGACGCGGGGCACCGTATCCATGCCGTCGTTCACGGCGTCGACAGCAATGTTCCGTCGGTCAATCCCCTCCTGGGCGATGTTGACGGCGCCGATGTCGCCGCTCTGCGTGTTCCACGCAGTCTGCGTGGTGTTGAGGGCGGCGATCTCGCCGTCGTCGCGCTTCAGGATCTCGGTGACGGTGACGCGTGCCATCAGTGCCCCCGCCACACGGCGATGAGTTCAACCAGGTCCAGAACGCAGTTGTCGCCCGTGGGGCTCGTCGAATCAGTCAACCATGTTCGCGCCTGAACGGTGATGGTTGCTGTTCCTGCCCCCACGGTGGCCTCCCCGAACAGGAACGTCGACCACGGATCCAGCGCCCCGGCGAATTGCGGCGCGAGCGCCACCTCGGTACCCGCGCAGACGATCCGGAACGCCACGTTGTTGCTACTGCTGCCGGTGGTCCATGCCCACGTCCCGCCCCATTCAATCTCGATAACGCCATCCGACGGCACTTCGATCGACATGGTCTGGACGGTCTGCCAACCGATACGCTGCCCGTCGATCGATGCCCCGCCCGGGTCGGCGGTGATATCGCCAGCGATGACGTTGAACGTGCCCGGCACGATGTCCTCGGTGTCGACGGACACCTCGGGCAGGTTGTCGCGGTCGACGTGGCCGTTGAACTCGGCGGCGAGGGCGGCGTGGTTGAGGTTCCAGTCGCGGGCGTCGGCGACATCGCCGGCCTCGACATGCCTCACGCGGTACCGGAACGCCATCAGACCGACCCCCCGCCGAAGTTGTCGGTGAGCGGCACGATCCGGCGCTCGCCCTTGACTTCCAACTCCCAGCCGAGGATCTGCACCCGCCGCCCGGCCGGGGTGAAGGCGAGTTGAAGTTCGGACATCGGGCCGTCGTTCATCGTCGAGAAGTTCCACCACACCACGACCGGCCGGTGTTCCGCCCAGGTCCACGTCACCGCCACCACGCCCGTCGACCCCAGCACGGCCGAGTCGTAGCGCGGCATCATCGACACGGAGGAGTCGGACGGGTCCACGGCGCCGTCGTCGAGCGGGTACATCTGGTCGTGGAGCAGGTAGGCGTTGCCGGACTCCGAGCGGGCGGCGTCGAAGCTCACCTCCATGCCACGGTTCACGGTGTAGGTCGCCCGGATGTCGTTCTCGCCGTAGCCGACGCAGTAGATCCCGATGCGGTGCGCCTCCACCGCGCGCCAGAGCGAGGCGAAGTTGATGTGTACCGTCTCGTACAGCGGCTCGATGTCCCACACGCCGCCCTTGTCGGACCACCCCGGGGAGTAGACGTGCAGGCCGGGCGTGCTGGCGGTGTTGCTCGACCCGAAGATCAGGTAGCCACGGTGGTCGGCCGTCTCGATGATGGCGCCGATGGGGTAGTTCTCGCGGTAGGACCAGGCACCGATCTCGTAGTGGTAGACGAGGACGCGGGTGGGGTAGGTCTCGCTGAGCGTCGGGATGGCTACCCACCATTCCTTGTCAGCGTGGTAGACGGCGCTGCGGACGTTGGCGAGGGCCGAGGTGTTGACGCGCTCCCACTCGTCGGGGAGCTGCGTGCCGAGGTTCACCACGCGCGTCGTCGTGCCGGTGTTCTCGAGCGCACCTTCGAGCAGCTTGATGCCACCCGTGCCGATGAAGGCCACGCCGAGCCCGGGGATCTCGCTGACGCAGCCAGGCCCGCCCGCACCGTCGTTCAGCGTGAGCGTCTGCGAGTAGAACCCGTTCACCGGGTCGCCTTTGATCAGGTAGATGCCCCGCTCCTTGAAGACGACCACCGCGTTCTTCGTGGGGTAGAGGCACGTCGGCGAACCGCCCACGCCGTCGGACAGCGGGAAGCGGTTGTCGGGTGGGAAGACCTCGGGCATCCCGGGCGCGCTGTAGTAGACGCCGCCGTAGGTCGCCGTCGCCACGAACATCGTGTTCTTGAAGGTGCAGAGGAGCGTGGCGTTCGTCGGCCACGGCCCAAAGTCGAGCTCGTCGACCGCCGCCCCGAGCTGCGCATCCGGCTTCACGTCCATGAAGATCCGGGTCACGTTGTCGAGGATGGTGGTCAGGTAGTAGAAGTTCTCGCCGCCGCTCAGGGCCAGCGGGTAGCCGTCGGCGTCGAGGATGTCCTGGGTGCGGTAGACGACCCTTCCCACCACGCTCTCGTCGCCCGTGGGCACGTCGACAGTCAAGAAGTGGCGACTTCCTGCCGCGTTGGTGAACGTCACCATGCCGCTGGCAACGCTCAACGGCGACAACTGCCCGCGATCGTTGAGGAACGCCACCTTGTACCGGACCCCGCTGGCGGTGTCGTATTTGCCGAGCCCAATGGTGTCCGACTCGGTCTGGTTGGTGATCGAGCCTGTTGACACGTTTTTGTTGGCGGCGTAGCCGCTCGGCGGCGGCGGCGGCGACAGGAACCCGGCCCGGTCCGCCTTGCGCCCGTCGAAGACGAGGGCGTCGGACGCCCCGGTCACCATGTAGCAGAGGTTCCCCCAGGTCTGGTACTGCGGGCCCCACCACACGCCGTCAACGCTGGCGATGGACCGTGCTGTGCCGTTGAACAGGTCGCCGTCGATGTAGTAGATGTCGCTATGGTTGCCGTCCGGGGCCAGGCTGCCGTTGAAGTAGCTCCACCGCCCGGACTCCGTGGTGTAGAGCAGCCACTGCACCACGCCCGAGTGCTGGGCGAACCAGTGCAACGACGTGATCCGCGACTCGCTGTCGTAGCTGTTGACGCTGACGGTCGCCTCGCCCTGGACCTCGTCGTAGTTGTTGGTCAGGTTGCGAAACCCGCCCGCGTCCTGCCAGCCGTCCTTCGGGTTCCAACGCATGTCGCGGATGCGCGCGGCGAACTCGCGGGACGGCGACCACCGCTGGTCCATGCCCCGGAGCGGGCGGGCCTCGATGATGCTGGTGTCCTTGGGGTCGAGCACGGGCGCTTCCTACGAGATGGACGGGGTGCCGAGGTTGCGGTCGCGGGGGCTCACCCACCGGGATTCGAGCTGGTCCTCCTTCCACGAGCTCATGCGGTACCGCTCGTCGATCTTGGTCATCGAGGCCTTGAGGTTGTCGAGCGCCTCCATCGCCCTGGCGTAGTAGGCGCGGCGGTCGTCGCCCTTGAGGATGTCGGCCAGGACCGAGTTGACGAGGTAGTCCGACACGGCAGAGGGGCCGAGCGGGGCGTCGGCCTTGCTCTGGAACGGGCGAGGCCTGAACCAGAGACGCAGGCTGATGGTGCGGTCCTCGTCGGCGGTGTAGTAGAGGCGGACGGTCTGCCTGGTGCCCTCAGGGTTGTCGTAGACCACGTCGTCGTAGGTGGCGGCGTAGGTCGGCAGCATCGTCGTGTCCGAGATGCCTGCGGCGGCCTGGGTGCCGGTGATGGTGCGGATCGCCATCCAGCGGCCGCGCTTGGTGATGTCGCGCCGGTAGACCCGGATGCGCAGGCCCGTCTCGACGAGGCCGGTGCCGGGGTTGTGGCGGATCTCCTCGAAGCCGGAGAGGTCGACCTGGTCCTGGCTCCCGGTGAGGGTGATCTGCGCCTCGGGGCTCGGCGCGGATTCGAGCCCGGCGCCCATGATGGTGTAGCGGTACTCGTAGGTACGCAGGGATAGCGCGCCCGACGTGTTCGCCGCCAAGGTCGGCGCCTCGAAGGGCGGCCGGCGCTGCTTGCTATCGTCCTCGATGGCCCACTGCGGCCGGCCGGTGGTGCTGCGCTTGAGCGTCTCCATCTCCTCGGTGAGCCGCCCGACGGAGGGGATCTTGCCCCAGCCGTCCGTCTCGCGGTCGTCCCGGTAGCCGAGCACCTGGATGGTGTCGCTGGGCAGCAGGTACTTCCAGAACTTGATGGTCCACGCAGTCCGCTCGGTGCCAGCCAGGGCCACGCTGACCGGGGCGTCCAAATAGATGTAGCCGTTCGCCGTGTCGACCTGGACGATCTCGTACTCGGTGCCGTCCTCGTGGATCCAGGTGCCCTGCCCGGCCCAACTCGCGTTGAGCCAGGTCGGGTCCGTCGTCTCGAGGCGGCGGAGGTTGAGCGTGGTGCTGCCGAGCGAAATCGTCGCGGCTGGGTTGATCTGGGCGTAGAGGGGCAGCGTCGTCGTTCGGATGAAGAACTCGTAGGGCGGCGCGCTCTCGGCGAGGCTGTTGTACTTGTTCTGGAGTCGGCGCACGAACGAGTCGGTGTAGGTCTTGAGATCAGGGTTGAACATGATCTCGTCGTGCAGTTCCTGGACCATGCGGCCGAGCGTGCGCATCAAGACACTCCAGACGAAGGCGCCCGGCGCCCCGCGGAGGACGAGGTCGCCGGGCGCGGCGAGGACCAGCCCGAGGGGGCCGGCACAGGATCAGTTCCCGTCGATCGCGAACTCGATGACGTCGTACTCCACCTCGAAGTAGATGGGGGAGTCGCCGGTGGTGAGGTCGGCATTGCTCACGGTGAGCACGAGCGCGGCGTTCTCGACGGGGACGATGGCCTCGGGCGTGGCGACGGCGGCCGATGCGGGCTTGACGATGACGTGCTCGTCGTTCGTCTGGTCCACGAACCCGGTCATCTCGATGCTCGCCACTTCCTGCCCGGAGGCGTTCGTGTAGCGGATCTCCATGTCGTCGGTGCTGGCGGTGCCGATGACGTAGACGGCCGAGTTGTAGTCGAGGAAGAGGTGGGCCTCCTTGAAGACGAGCGCCTTGCCCGAACCGGGCGCGGCAACCAGCGTCTTCGGCGTGTCCTTGAGGTCAAGGACCTGCGCCGAGGTGATGGTGCCCTTGGCGAGTTGCGTGCCACCGAAGCCGGGGAACACGCTGGTACCGAGGACGCCGTCGGACTTGTACGGAACGGTTGAGGACATTGGGGTCGACTCCGAGATGAAGGGGATGGAGAGGGTTCGCGCCGACCGTCACGCGACGGTCGGCGCTGGAGATCAGAAGGACTCGCCGTCGTAGAACAGGGCGGTCGAGTCGAACCGCTCGCCCATCCACTGCCCGGCGCAGTCGACGTAGCCGACGTCCACGCGACGGTCGCCCGAGTGCTGGTTGCCCTGCATCGGGACCACGCCGAACATGCCGTCGATCTCGTCGTTCTTGAGGAAGATCGGGTAGATGCTGCCCAAGTCGAGCGAGAGCACCGACCACGGGGCCGCCGTCGTGACGGTCCCGGCCGTCGGCATGTCCGAGGTCGGGTAGCAGTCCTGCCCGTCGATCTTGAAGTCGGGACCGATGATGTCGGCCGACTGCGTGCCGGTGTACTGGCGGTAGGGGTGCATGACGCGGGCGAAGTGCGTCGCGCCGGACTGCGAGGCCAGGTAGATGACCTTCGACTTGTCGATCAGCCTCTCGCGCTGGAGGTTGCGGACGGTGATGAAGCCGAGCCGCCCGTTGGAGCCCACGGCCCCGCCCAGGTCGTAGCTGTGGTTGTTCATCCCGCTGGCGGTGGCGTAGGTCGACTTCGACAGCCCGCCGACCGTGTTGCCCTGCGACCCGTGCGCGTCCTCTTCGATGTAGCCGGCGGATCCGACGGTCGCGTAGTCCGAACCGTTCAGGGTGGCCCATCCGCCCGTCGTGAACGCGGCGACGCCACCCGTGAGGGAGTGCGTGTGCCAGTAGCGCATCACGGCCGCGGTGACGTTCTTCGCCCTGCGCGCGATGGCCGCCTTGGCCTCGTTGCTGCCGTTGAACACGGCGCGCTCGACGATGCTGGCGAGGAACGGCGCGGTGACGAAGCCCGGCGAGAAAATCATCGACTGGAGGATGCCGACGACCGTGAGGTCGATCGACTCGTAGCCGGTCGGGATGCCGGTGAGGCTGGAGTGCTCGCTCACCTCGACGTCGGCCTTCCACTTCTGGCCGCCGTTCTTGGTGAATCCGCCCTTGCCGTAGATGCGGTGGTAGGCGTCGAGCAGCGGGAGCTGCCGACGGAGCATGTCCTGCGTCTCGGCGACCGTGATCATCACGAGCGCGGCGAGCTCGTCGGTTTCGAAGGTGACGGAACGGGATCCCATGGTTCACTCTCTGAAGGGGAGGGGGTTGCTCACCCGCGCAGACTGTTTGCGTAGGCGATGGCTTGTTTCGGGTTGCGCGCCACCCAGTCGGTCATGGCGTCTGGGTTGGAGCGGATGTGTGCGGGCGGGCCTTCGATGGTCGAGCCGCCCCCGCCACCGCTGGCACGGGCGACCTGGCGCTGGGAACGCGCGGCGGCGTCGGCGCGGCGCGCCTTGCGCTGCGTCTCGGCCGCCATCATGCGGCGCAGTTTGGCCTCGCGGACGGCCTCGTCGAGGCGCCCCGCGGGGTCTTCGCCCGCCTTCTCCCAGCCGACGATGACGGCGTTCACGTCGTCCTTGAAGGTGGGATCCGCGAAGTCGTCGGCGTACTTCTCGACGACGGCCTGGCGGCGGGCCTCGCGCTGGGCCTTGAGGGCGTGCTCCTGGATGGGCTCAGCGAACTCGCCCAGGGCCTCGGCCATCTCCTTCTTGGCGATGCTGCGCATACCCTCGGGCGTGGTCGGGTCGAGCTTGTCGACGTCGACCTTCTTGCCCTCCGCGATCAGCTTGCGGATCTTCGGGTTGCCGAACATCTCGGCGAACGCGGCACGGGACCGCCCGAGCTCGCGCTGCTGCTCCTTGACGCTGAGCTCGACCGCCTCGGCCTGGCGAAGGGTCGCCTGGGCCACCTCGTCGGCGTGGGCCGCGCGCTTGTCCGCCACGCGCTTGAGGGCGCGGATGATGTGCCGCGCCTCGGGGGGCATGTCGGCGATGGTGCGCTCGTTGAGGCTGGTGAGGTCGACGATGTCGTCGTCGCCGGGCTCGCCGAGCATCTCCAGCACCTTGGCGAGTGCGTCGGCTTCGGCCTCGGCGGCGGCTGCGGGGTCCGGTTCGTCGGCGGCGGCTTCTTCCGGGGTTTCCAGCTCGCCGCCTGCGTCCAGGTTCTCGTTGTCCAGTTCTTCGACTTCTTCGATGGGTGTCGTCGGCATCTCGTGGTCCTCGCGTGTCACATCGCCGCCCGGGACATCGCGTCCTCGCCGCCGGCTTCTTCCGGGGCGGGGGCAGGGCGAGCCGGGGAACCCTCCGGTCCGGCTCCACCACCGATGTCGGCCGAGACGGCCTCGATGAACTTCTTGTCGTTGGCCATGACCCGGAGCTTGGCGGCGACCGCCTGGTAGTCGTCCGGGGTCTTCATGGTGGTCGGGTCGAACCCGTGCTTCGGCGCGTACTTGCCTCCCTCGACCTGCATCGCCATGATGAACAGGGTCGCCAGGGGCAGCCAGATTGCCGGCGGCAGCGCGGCCGACCACGTCTTCTCGCCCTTGGTGGGCTCCCACACGATCGGGCGGATGGCGTCATAGCCAGCGGGCAGGCTGTCGCTGATCTTGCCGAGCACCCCGTTGACCTCCTCCAGCACGCGCTCCACGTCGCGGATGGGGACGGCCTGGGTGGGCACGGGGCTTTGGTCCATCAGCGAACCCTGGACGGCCTCCAGGCGCTGCTGCTCGCTGGCCGCGACATCCGCCGGTCCAGGCGGCGGCGCGGTCCCTGCTGGCGCGGGCGGCGCTCCGGGCGCGGGCGGAACGGGAACGGTTGCGGGGGGTGGTGCGAGCTGGGCCATAGGGCCTCCTACTCGCGTTGTAGCACCCTCAAGCGAAACCGACGTGATACCGAAAGGTTACACCCCAACCAGGGGCTTGGCGGCGACGTTGACCTGCCGACCCGCCATCTCTCCCGTGAACGCACGATCGCCCGCCTTGGCGATGGCCTCGTGGTATGTGCGGCGGACCTCGGGCTCGGGATGATTGGCGTAGAAGTCCATGTCTTCGCGGTATGCTGCGTAGTCCGCGGCCTCGGCTTCGCGCCGCTTCGCCATCCTGGCGTCGACGATCTCGTCGAGCTTGCCGCCCGCCTCCTCGACGTGGTTCGCCCGCATCCAGGCTTGACGTTCGGCGCGGTTCGTGAACGTGCGGCCCGCGCCCTCGTCGTAGGTGCCGTAGGGGTACTTGTCGTTGTCCATGAGCGTGGTGAACAGCGGGCGCATGGTCGCGCCGCAGTCGGGGCAGGGGTTGCCGGTGTTCGAGCCACCCGCCCGGAAGTCGATGTCGAGATGGTGTTCCTTGCCGCAGGCGTCGCAGTAGAACGGCCGGGCGACGAGCCCACGCCACCGCTTGCCGTTGCGGACGCGGATCACGGTGCCGCCCGGCGCCTCACGCAGCTCGTCGGCGTCGTCGGCGTCGCCGTCGGCCCGTGCCAGAAGGTCGTACCGCGCGGGCTCGCCGCAGGTGGGGCAGTCGCGCTCGGTGTCGCGCTCGGCGATGGACGACGAGAAGCGGAACTGGTGGTTGTTGGCGCACTGCGCCACGTAGATCGGCATGGTCAACCCTGGGTCTGTGGGCCGATGCGCCCGGCGCGGAACATGGAGAGGGCCTCGGTGACCGCCTGTTCGCGCGTCTTGCCCTCGGCCACGAGCTTGTCGATCTTCGCGCCCACCGCGTCCCGTTCCGCCTGGGTGCGCGGGGTTGCGTGAGGAGCCGCCGCCCTGTCGATGGGGGAACCGCTCATTTGCGCGGCTTCGCCGTGGCGACGAAGCGGATGGCGCCGAGGGGGATAGATGCCGGGCGCTTGTAGGATGACGTCCGGATCTTGCCCCGGTAGGCGTAGTAGCCGTCGGGATCCTTGCCGAGGCTCACGCCGGACACGCCCGCCTTCTGCTTGCGGGCCTGCCACTGCGACTGCGCCGAGGGCGGAATGCCGCGCTGCTTGGACGGCGTGTGCGGCTTGGCGGCGGCGCGCTTGCCGCGCGTCCCCGTGGCCCGAAGCATGGGGTCGGAAGGCATGGTCAGTTCCCCCGTCGGCGGTTCTGGAGCCGGCGCATCGCGGGCGACCGCTCCTCGTCGGTCTTTGCCATGCGCTTGGGGTGGCGCTTGGCGCGCTTCGGCATGGCCGCTCGGGACATCGGGTCGTCGTCGGTGCTGCCGGATGCGACGAGTTCGTCGGCGTCGAAGGTGATGGTACGGGTCGTCATCACGCCTCCGGGGTCGGTGCGGGTTGCGCGGCGCCCTGGGTGAGCACCTGCTGGATGCTGGCGATGAGGGCGCGCACGGCGTCGGGTTGCTGCTCGGGGGGCAGGGTGCGGATGCGTGCGACCTCGGCCTTGACCGTCGGGTCCTCGCCGAATTGCGCCTCGATCTCACCCAGGGCGGCCTCGGCCATGACCCCTGGGTCCTCGGCCGGCGCCTGGGTGGGCTGCTCGACCGGACCTGGCGCGGCGGGCGGCGGGGCGTCGGTCGGTGCGGGTTCGGCCGCTCGGTCGATGGGCGAGGGCTTCGTGGTCTTCGCGGCCTTGGCGGCGTCGAGTGCCGCCCACAGGCGGTCCGGGCTCAGGTTCGGGGGCAAGGTGAAGTTGTCGTAGATCGCCTGCATGGCCTCGCGGGCGATGATGGCCTCCGGTGAGCCCGGATCCTTGGTCGCCATCACCCACAGCTCCATGTACTTCGGCAGCACCTCGGACAGGTTGGCCCGGATCTCGAGCCGTGCGCCCGGTGTCCGGCCAACATCCGAGAAGCTGAACTTGAACCAGGAGTCGAGATCCTTGACGGTGACCTCGACCTTGTTGCCTGTGGTGTCGAACAAGGTGATGCTCTGGCTCGCAGCCTTGCCCCGGGGCGGCTTGGACCCCTTCGGCATCCGCGCCATCATCTCGTCGGTCGGCGCGGCCCGCATCATCGGGTCCTCGTCCTCGTCCTTGTCGCGCTCCCGGGTGTAGTCCGGCTGGATGTCGACCGAGTCCTCGTCGCCGTCGTCTTCACCCTCGGCCCACTCGCCGTCGGGGGTGGGCCGCATCGCCGCCACGAGGGTCTGGACGTAGGCCTCCGCGAGCTGCTCGAGCGTCCGCTCCCAGGCCGAGGCGTAGCGACCGAACTCGGAGTCGGTGAAGTCGCGCTGGTACTGGATTTCCTCGGCGGTGACGTTCTGCCTCACGCCAAACGCCGAGGGCGACAGCGCCACCTCGGCGACGAAGTCACGCTCGGCGATGTCGGCGAACCGCTCGATGTCCACCGACGCCTTCGCGGGCTGGACCTGAGCGATGTACCGGCGGGCGTCCGAGCCGATCTCCTTCCAGGTCTTCTGGTCGGGGAACAGCACCTCCATGTCCTTGGCGCTGACCACCTTCTTCTTCTCGTCGCTGCTCATGCCCGGCGCGCCCACCCAGATCACCTTGTCGCGGGATGCCTTGTCAGCCATCTGCGAGCGGTAGGCGTTGAGCTCGCGCTGCTGGGGCATCCACTGCGCGGCGGGGGCGAGGCCTTGGAGCGGGTACTCGGCGCGCGTCTCGAAGAAGTGGACGAAGATGTGCGGGGCCGGCTCGCCGTCGGCGTCGAGGCCGGGCATCGGGCCGACGTAGAGGGGTTCGTCCTTGCCTGCCAACTCGGCAGGCTGGTCGAGCAGGTAGACCTCGTAGGAGCCGCGGTAGACCTCGCCGTCGTCGTCCACGTAGTCCTCGGCGAAGTTGCAGAGCTCCATCACCCGCACCCACTTCGCCTCGGTCCCGACGAGCGAGGTTGACGTGGAGTCCTGAGCGCCGGGGCTCTGCGCCGTGCCGCGTGATGACCCGCGCGAGTCGAGGAAGTCGTTGCGGTACTGGCCTGCCAGCTTGTCCTTGGGCAGGTTGTACTCGGCCGCCACCTGCTCCAGGGGTCGCCATCCGACGTGGCCCCGAAACCGCTGGTGGCGCACGTCGTAGACCTCGCGGTCGATGACGGCCTCCCAGATCGGGCACACGTAGAGCTCGACCCGGTCGGGCGGCGGCTTGGCGCAGTCCTCGTGGTTGACGGCGAACCGGAAGCACACGCCCGGGTAGAGCAGGGCCTGGCGCACCGCCGAGTCCCACCGCTGGCGCTGCTCGGCGGCGAACATCCAGTCGTTGACGACCAGGCCGGCCTTGTCGGGGTCGCCCGTCGTGGTTGCTGACGGGGAGACGTCGACGCGCATGGAGCGCGGGAACAGGTTGGCGTAGTAGGCCGACGCCGCGGGCTTGATCTTGTTCGTCTCGTACCGGTTGGAAATCGACTTGATCTCCTCGCTCACCTCGCCCTTCGCCTCGCCGATCACCCACTGCCACCACCTCGTCTCGTAGACGGCGGCCACTCCTGCGAGCTCGGCCTGCCGCTCTTTCCAGAAGGCGTCGTGCTCAGCCAGGGCAGCCATGGCGCGCTGACGGCGCTGGCGAGGGGTCGTCGGCTCCGGCTTGGGGTCGTCGTTGATCGTGATGTCGTCGGTGCTCACGGGGTCGCCATCCGGGCCAGGGCGTGCGGATCGATACGTCCTGTCCGCTGTTGTAGCGCCGATCTGCCCCTGGTGGGGCGATACTGGCGGGTTTCAACCGTCGGGAGGTCCCGCCTGGCCCGCGCGGCGAGGCCGAGGGCGAGGACGTGGTCGTCTGTGTGGCCGTCCTGGCCCTGGAGGCGGCCGTTGTGCTCGCGGAAGTGCGTCATCTCGCGCAGGGTTTCGAGGTCGGGGATCAGGAGCGCGCCCACGTTGACCTCCTGACGGAGCTGCGACAGCATGGCCTCGCGGCTGCCTCCCGTCGTCACCCAGTCCTTCGGGTGCCCGCTCGACGTGTCCCGCCAGAGGTTGACGCCCTCGTCGTAGAGCAAGCGGATCACCTGCTTTCCGATGGCGTTGCTCTCAACGAGGGTGAGCGCGCCGCCGTACATGCGGGCGAGGGTGCTCACCTTGCGCGAGAAGTCGACCTCGCCGCCGAAGCGTGAGGTGAGCACGGCGCACATGCGGCCCAGGTCGTCGAGCACGATGGCGACCGCGAAGTCGCCGCCGTTGCACCACGACGGGTCGACGCCGATGCAGTAGGAGCGGGTCACGTCCGGGCGGCGGTAGAAGCGGATCTCGCCTGCCGGGTTGTCGGCGGCCTCTTGAAGCGTGATCAGGTGGTTGAGCCACGCGATGTCGAACCAGCCGCCCTCCCAAGCGAGGAAGCCCTCGTCGAGATTGGACGGGTAGTCCTTGCGGAATTCCTCAAGGCCAACACCCCTGGGTCCGCTGATCTTCTGGCGCCTCCAGTAGAGGCGGGCCAAGGTTTCCGCGTCCGCGATCTGGAGGCCGATGTCCTCGGCGTAGGCGACCTCCTCCTGGTCCGGCTCCCACCCGTCCGGCGGCGTGGTCTGATACTCGGGATGCCGGTACCACGGCCAGAAGTTGACGCGCACCGACTTGTCGCCCAGGGCCACGGCGCGGCGGGCGCCGCGGACCTTCTCGGCGTACAGCGTGCCCGGCCCGGTCGGCGTCGAGATGATGTGCGTGGGGCAGTTGTCGGGCACGGTCGCCTGGATGGAGGCCCAGTTCGTGCGGGCGTTCACCCACTTGCCCATCTCCTCGCACACGACGGCGTGGTAGTTCCACGACTTCGCCTCAGTCGAGCCGCCGACGGTGACGTGCTGGATGAGGGCGTCGTTGCGCTCGAAGATGACCGAGTTCTTCGACAGGTTCAGGCGGACCGGGCCGTGGCGCTTGAGCCCGGACGCCATGTGGTCGACGAACACCCGGTAGCGCCGCATCGAGGAGTCGGTCGTGCTCTGGTGGTTCGTCGCGATCAGGACCTTGTAGGGGAACGGCGCGGCGTGAGCCGAGGCCTGCTGGTTGGCGGCTTCCTGTGTCGAGCGGCCCACCTGCCGGGCCTTGACGTCGATCGTCTGGGTGACCGCCGGGTCCTCGTAGGCCGGCTGCGCCTCGACCTGCATCGGGTGCGGGTGGACGAACGGGCCTGGCGGGTCGCGGGGGTCGCGCTTCTCGATGTGGAGGTTGGCGATGTAGGCCCGTCGCCCCGTGCTCGTCGTCCAGACCCAGTTCAGGTAGGCGCCCCAGTCGGGGACGTGGGCGCCCGTCATCTACGCCTCCGCAGTGGGCGTCATCCAGGCGCTGGCCTGCGCGACCTTGAGGTGCCGGGCGATCTCGGCCGCGTCGGCCGCGGGGTCGCCCTGGAGTCCGTGCATCCGCGAGTAGAGGTTGAGCCCGGCCGGGTCGCCCGACTCGACGAGGCGGCTGACCTCGCGCCAGAACGCGCCGTCGAGGCGGATCAGGTCGAGTTTTGTCAACCCCTGCGCCGTCGGAAACGCGGACAACCACCAGGCCGTGAAGCCGGGGACCCCCTCCCACTCGTCCCACTCCTTACGCGTCAGGGGCGGCCCGACCCAGGGGCACGCCACCATCACCTTCTCCTCGGTCACCCGGCCGTCGCTGGCCTTCACCCACTCGCCCGTCCAGAACGTGACCTCGCCACCCACCACGCCGATGGTGGCCTCGAGGGTGCAGGACACCTGCCGGGACATCGAGTCCCACCACAGCGCCCGGGCGATGTCACGGGCCCGCTGTTGACGGGCGCCGGGCGTGAACTCCCGCGGCTTCACGCGCGGCTCGATCCTCTTCCGTGGCTTCTTTGCCGTCATCGGACCTTCCTCCCGTGCTCGTTCAGGTGGCCCTCGACCGCCGCCTCGCGTGCGTCCGACGTGATCTGCGCGTCGTCCATGCGCTCTGCTGCCGGGCGCTGTTGGTTCTCGCTTTCCAGGATGAGCCTGTACCTCGCCGCCCGGAGCGCCTCGTCAGGTGTCATCGTGCGCGTCGTCGCCATCGTCGCCTCCGTCGGCCACCAGGGCCTGCATCCAGTCTACCCGCTGCCCCCCGAAGTCGCTCCGTGCCACCGCGGGCGCCGAGATGGGCCGCGTGTTCACCGGCTCGTCGAGGAGCACCATGACGGGGTGTGGCTTCCGGTTGGGGCACGCGCCCGTGTAGCACTCGCACTGGCCCATCGCGTCCAGCATGTCGCCACAGCAGCCGCACCTCATGACGCACCGCCATCGGGGGCCACATCTCCCGGCCCGGTGTCGCCGTCGACCATCGAGATCCACGTCGAGTCTGACTCGGGGTCCACCACGATCACGACGCGGGGGTAGTCGTACTCGACCATCGCGATCCGCAGGTACTGTCGTGCGCGCTCGGCCCGGATGACCTGACCGCGGGCGATGTTGCGGATGTAGGCGCCGGTCACCCCGAACGCCTCGCCGATCTCGCGCGAGCTCCATGTCCGCATACAGCCCTGCGTGCGGAGGAACCTCACCAGCGTCGGGCCCAGGTCGTCAGGCGTGCTGGCTGGCATGGGCGCCCTCCTCGATGGGTTCGGCGTGGGCGTCGAGGATGCGGAGTACACGCGTCTCGTTGAGGCCTGGCACGACGATGCGCGGCACGATCCCCGCGTACTCCATCGCCATCCTGACGCGGAGTCCCCCAGGAAGGCCTGTGGCCTGCTCCCGGGCGAGGGCGTCCCAGTCGCCGGCCCTCGCTGCGTGGACCAGGGCCGTGATGGGCTTGCCGTGGCCGTGGAAGCTGCCCACCATGACGTGAGCACACCTGGCGCAGATGGCACCGGCGCCTTCGTAGACGTGGCACCTCGTGGGCCTGGGGTAGTACAGCACCCGCTTGTTTCCGCCGCACCCGGCACAGCGGGCGTACCATTGCCGGTTGAAGGTCCTGAACTCGTGCTGCGCCCATTCGCGGTCGTCGAATTGCAACTCGAGGACGCCCCCACCCATCCGCCTGACACGCCCAGGCCAGCGAACACACCCGATAATCGCCCGCCAGGACATGACGTGACCGGTGAAGAACTCCACCCTGCCGCCCGCGATCCACCGCTTGGGCACATGCGTCCCGACGACTGACGGCGGTAGCGCCGTCGCCAGCAGGGAGCCGACGACGAACGAGGGGTGGAATTCAGCGCGCCGCGTCCCGAGCCCGGTGAGGTTCAGGCCCATCAGCTCACGACTTGCCCCGCTGGGGCTTCCGGATCGGGACCTTGGATGGGGAGCCGTCGAGCTGGCGGCGGAACTCGGCCAGGGGATCGGGCGCCACTGGGTTGTCCTCGCCGCCGTTGGCGGCGGCGGCGGCGGCCGGGGCGGGCGCCGTGGGCGTG